TCAGCCCGAGTTAGCACAGGATTTTTTGAGGTAGGTATCCAGACGATTGATCTTTTTCTTTTTGAATTTCTTATCGAGGGCGGTGTAGATGCCAAGCGTGACCGAGATGTCCTTGTGGCCCATCTGATCGCGGGCGGTCATGACGTCCACACCGGCGAAGTACATCAGGGTGCAGAAGGTATGGCGGAGCTGGTGCGGGGTAAAGGTGTCGATGCGCATGGGCAGGCCGCCCGGGCGGTTTTTATTTTGCTGGCCGTCGTAGCCGTACTTGACGTTCAGGTCGCGCATATAGCTCTCCCACAGGCGCTTCCAGCCCTGCTCAGTCATCTGCTGGCCTTTGGGGTTGTGGAGCACGTAGAGGCAGCCGTCCTGCTGGGTGCGGAGATAATCGACGAGGACCTTGGGGATACTGACGACGCGGACGCCGGCAGGCGTCTTGGGGATCTTGACCTTTTTGGCGCGGAAGTCGTAGCCCTTGCTGACCGTGATGGTGGCGTCGTCGAGGTCGATGTCGGCCCAGGTGAGGGCGGTGGCCTCGCTGCGGCGGAGGCCGGAGTAGAGCAGGAGCATCGCGGCCCGCTGGGCGGCGTGGTGCGTCTCCCGGATCCAGCGCTGCTGCGCCTCGGTGATGGGGTCGCGGGACTCCGACGCAGCCCCGGCGGGGGCGATGGTCTTGATCAGAGGGTTGTACATCACGATCTCCGGGATGGCGAGGTTATACGCCGCCTTGGCGCTGCCGCGCAGATTGGTGAGGGTAAAGTGGGAGAGGGGCGGCTTGCCGTCGTGCCAGCCGGCCAGCGTGTTGAGCACCTGCTGGAAGTCGGACGCGCGCAGCTCAGAGGCGGGAACGTCCACCAGCTCGCCCCAGTGGGCTTTATTGGTGGCCAGCCGGTCAATGCTTTTTTGGCTGATGCCCTTTGCCTTTTTGGACGCGATGAGATTATCGTACAGGGTGCCTAAGGTGGCTTCGGCCTGCTGAGGATCCATGCCCTTGCCGATGGCAGCGCGATACGCTTCGGCAGCAGCGTGGGCCTCGCGCTCCGTGGAGCCATAGAAGGACTTAAACTTTTTGCTGCCATCGTCCGCTTTGCCCAGATAGATACGATAGCGGTAGCGGCCGTCAGAACCTTTTTTATTTTTGGCCATAAAAACTCCTTTCGGACTCACTTGCCGATGCACATGAGGTATGGTATACTGGATGTGTCAGCAGGCAGAGAGTCATTGACTGCGTTGTTTTTCTCCGACATTGCACCCCATGCGCGCCCGGCAGCTTTTATCGTACAAGGCTGCCGGGATTTTTTTGCACAAACGCCCCCGCTGGTGGAAACACTGGCGGGGGCGTTAGGTTTATGAATCGGCGCGCAGGAGGTCGGCGGGTCTGATGTGCAGGATGTCGCAGAGTGCAAAGAGATTATCGATTTTGGGCTGGCCTGCGCCTCGCTCATAATAGCCGATCGTGCCGATGGTGACACCAAGCTTCTCCGCAAGCTCCAGCTGCGTCAGCCCGGCGGCCTGCCGTGCCTCCCGGATGATGCGGGCGGATTCGGGGTGGCTGCGGGTGGACATAAATGATCACCTCGATTCAATACATAAATTGGTAACTGTGGATTAGCCAAAGTAGTCGTCCAATAGAAGAGCTAACTCATCGGAAGCGCCGTCATCATAGCCTTCGTGGTAACCTTCTTTGTAGCCGTATTCTTTCCCTGCAATATAGCCATCATCGCGGCCATCATGATAACCTTTCTTATAACCCTTTGAAGAAGCATCACTTTCGGCCTTTTGAAGTTTTTGGATGTAAGGAGAATTGGGTACAAAATCAGGAGAAAGATAGCCGCCTCCAGTTAGATAGCCGAGAACGATGCCTAGAGCGAAAATGAAAACAAAGCTAGTAAAGAGAATGAGTTTCTTCGGCACATGAATACTTTTTTTGGTAGTGGTGTTTTCGGTAGGAGTGGGCGAGCCTACGGTAACGACTGATTCTGGAACGAGATTAACAGGAATAGATTCCACAGGCAGTTCGCTGTCGCTGAAGACATCAGCTTTAAGGCAGCCAATGGTGGAAGTAGAACCTTTATCACTATCGGAAGCAGGGACGGAGGACTCAGATTCGGAAGGAGTAGTGGAGTCTACAGACTTTATGGAACTGCTAGTGTGTGGGAAAGGATGGAACTTTAACCAAAACGCATAAATGGTTAAACATCCAAAAGAAATTGAGTAAATAGTGTTGGTATTGAACAAAGACCCCCCAAGCATAATAGTGGGAGCAAGAAGGTCGATTGAGAGGAATACAAAAAGGACAATAGCCGAAATTAGGAGTGTGGAGCAAGAATGAGTATCAAACTTTTTACATAGAAGATACATTACCCATCCGGAAAGCAATGTTCCTGCTAGAGAAGCTAGAAATACTGGGAAATATAGCATTCCGAAAGTTAATGTGAAAACTAAAAAGTAGAAAGCAGAAATAGAAATACCCAAAAGAATAAGAAAAAATTTATAACGAAAAGTTTGACGGTTTCGGCGAAGCTCAAAATTCTTTAGAACTTCAGAATGATGTTTGAGATAAACCAAAAAAATAATCGGCAAAAAGGCCAGAACAACAACGATAGCCCCGAACAGAATTTCAAATAATGTAAGCCGCATGAGCAATTCCTCCTCAAAAACTATATTTTCACAATCATAGAGGAAAAGGCGCAGGGATGGGAAGTGTCAAAATCACCAAAAATTCGCCATAAAATTTGTTTCGTTGCACTGGCAACGTAAAAGGCTCTTGTGCAGGGACGCACAGGAGCCTTTTTGGCTTATTTCAGCCCGCGTTGGCGGCTGTACCAGCGGAGGGAGAGACAGCGACCTCCGCTTTTTTCTGCGCAAGAAGTTCCTGACGATAGGCTTCAACTTCGGCATCGACGTCCAGCGCCGGGGGCGAGACAGACAACTCTGCGGCCAAAGAATCGACGTAGCGAAGGATAGCCTCCTGATCGGCAGTGCTGAGCTTGAGGAAAGCGGAGATGATGGCTTTTTTCCGCTCATCCAGATGATACTCGGCGGCCAGACGGTCAAGAGAAGATTCTGTGCTCTGGTCGAACATCTCGCCTTCGCCAGTGCGCAGCCACATTCCATTGACACCAAACTCGCGGCAGATAGACGCAACTGTCTGCTCGGTCGTTCCGTTTTTGCCACTCTCAATCAAGCTGATGGCTGATTTGCTCAAACCTACACGCTTACCGAATTGCTCCATTGTCAATCCGAGGGCTTTACGTGCGGCTTTGATTCGCTCGTTCATGGTTTTCACCTCCCTTCGACGCTACTATAGCACATCGAGTTCAGAAAATCAACACGAAACGCAAAGAAACACTTGACAAAGGTAAGATTATAAACTAAAATAAACTCGGAAAGTTCAGATAGAAAACTTTCTAAGAGCGATAACAAACGAGGAGGTTGATAAAATGTCAGTCGCAGAGATGAACGCCAGTAGCTTGCTGGACAAAATGAAGACTCTGCCGGAGGACGTGCAGGTAAAACTGGGGTACATGATCGAAGGGGCAGCGCTGCTGGCCACCAGCCGGACGAACGTGGACGACCCGCCGAAGAGTGCGTGAGGGAGGAGGAAAAGATGGACAACGAAAGCAAAAAGCCCTGCGCTCCTGTGGAAGAGGAGAGCAGGGACTACGATGCACTGGGACTGTTCCGCCGCGAGGGAGACAACGAGACCCTGATGGCGGCGATGGGCCTGTGGGAGTTTCTTCCGGCATGGATGGACGCCCGGCGGATAGCGCTGGTTGACCCGGACTATAACCGGAAAATATCGGCTATGGTCGCTGATCTGGCCGGAACGGTGCAGAAAGCAGCTCAAGAGATGGCCGAATGGGGTCAGGAAGAGTGCGCACCGGGCAGGATGGAATAAATTCCAGCGGGATACGGCCGGACTCAAACATCAGATAAAGGGCGGCTGTACACATTTCGCAATTCTGGAGGCCGATTTGGTTTGCATGGTCACAGGGCGTCGGCGGCGTCCAGACCGGCACAGCGTTCGGGCGAGCGATACAACGTATCTCAGACCCGGCGGGAGGCAGGATGCCCAACGAATCAAAAGGACAGCGTATCCGAAAGTAAAATTTGTAGAGGCCTATCAAAGAATCACCTCCTTTCTGGGGGTATTGTATCATAGTCCAAAGAGAACAAGATGGAAGAAATAATTATAATAATAAGAATACAAATTTTGTATGCAAAAATCAAATGCTGCGATTTGATTTGTCAAGCTTGTGAAAAAATCGAAAGATTTTTGTATAAGTTCACCACACACAACTGACCCGCCGAAGAGTGCGTGAGGGAGGAGGAAAAGATGTTTGCAAATCTGGTGGTGGAGCTGAAGAAGCATCACTACAGCCAGCGGGGGCTGGCGGCGTACATTGGAATCTCGGAAAGCTCGATGAATGACAAAATGAATGGCCGGACTCAATTTACCATGCGGGAAGCAAAAGCCATTCAGGCGGTATTCGAAGGCCGTACACTGGACTACCTGTTTGAAGAAAAAGAATGAGCACCTGTGTTGCAGCACAGATGCCCAAAGGGGAAACGATTACTTTTTCTTGCTGGACTTGGACGGTCTGGTCTGTGCTAAGGCGCTGGCAGCAACACTCTTTACTTTAGAGCCATAGCGTTTATCGCGCAAAATGGAAGACGCCTTGCCTGCGACGGCCTTGCTGGTCTGCTTTGAATTTGCCATGAAATGACCCCCTTTCTGTCGAGATATTGACAGTATAAGGGGCTGGCGGCAAAAAGGCAAACGAGCTATTTTCCCACAGAGTACCTATGATTCCATCAAAGGGATACAAAGCGTCGTAAAGTGCCATTAAGCTTCACGAGATTTTCACAACTGACCCGCCGAAGAGTGCGGGAGGAAGGAGAAAAAGATGGACGACGAAAGCAAAAAGCCCTGCGCTCCTGTGGAAGAGGAGAGCAGGGACTATAACGAGCTGGGGCTGTACCTGCACGGGAAGACTATGCAGACCGCCATGGAGCTGTGGGAGATGCTGCCGGGTTGGATGGAAGCACGGAGAATGGTATTTGTGGACCCGGAGTATAACCGGCGGATATCAGAACTCATTGCTCGGCTGGCGGAACCTGTGCTGAAAGTAGCGAAAGAGATGGCCGGATGGAGTCGGGAAGGACACACACCGGCTGGGACGGATAAAACCGTGGAGCAATGAGTCCCTGCCGGAACATCAGGTAGATGGCAGCGGTGCATTGCTCACAGAGATGTGGTTTCATCTCGCCGCAGCGGCCACAGGGTGACGGCGGTGAGAAAACAGGAGCTTTGCCCGGGATGATGCTGCAACGAATCTCGGACTCCTGCGGGGGCAGGATGCTGAGAGAATCGAAGGGGCAGCAGATTCGGAATTGAATTTTGTACAGCATAGGATATCTCCTTTCTGGGGGTATTGTATCACATCTTAAAAAGTTTGGCCACGAAACGGGCCGCTGACCCGCCGAAGAGTGCGGGAGGAAGGAGAAAAAGATGGACGAAATGCTGAAGGATCTGAACGGGCCGTGGAGCAATGCGGCCTGCATGGGCTACTGCCTGATCGCAATGCGGCGGGCTCATATATGCCGCGGTCCACAGCTCAGGGTGCTGAGAGAATTGGAGCTGTGTTTTGACGATGTGAGCATCGAAGACGCGGAAAAGGCTGGCTATGCCAATACGGCTGGTTATATCAACACGGAGGGATAAGAAATGAACCGTTACATGATCGTGATCCCGGCGAAGAACCGGAGTTTTCTGCTCAAGTGCGACGAGGGGGACGGCGCGAAGCTGGAGACCCTGCAGAAGCTGGTGAGCGGATATGTGGAGACCGTGCCGTCGGCACTGGACGCCACCTGGGCGCGGGAAGAGGCTGACCGGCTGGTGCTGCTGGTGGACGAGGATGGCCGTCTGAAGTGCAAGGCGGCGAACCAGAAGGCCACGCAGCTTGCCCCGGCGGACGTTACGGCGAACGGCAAGCTGCCCATCGTGGGCGCTGCCGTGCTGATGTTCCAGCGGGGAGACGAGCTGCTGGGGTTTACAAAGCACGTGGCCGACACCATTTGCAGCGAGTGGCTGTGAGGAGGGGATGACCATGCGGAAGGCGAAGGTCTGGGACGCGAGGCAGCTGCCCGCGTATCTGACTGTGGCGCAGTACGGCGAGCTGATGGGTATCTGCCCGAAGACGGTGCGGCGGATGTGCCAGAGGGGGGAGCTGCCCGCCCACAAGGAGGGGCCGAGGCTGTGGCGCATCGACAAGAACGCCGCGCTGGAGCAGCGGCAGGAGACCATGGAGCTCTGCCAGCGGAACGCCAGGAAGGCCCCAAAAAACAAAAAGCCCGCCGGTGCTGGAACACCGACGAGCTTCCGAGTGACAGGTTGAAAGGGCCTATCACCAGAATGATTTTACCACAGCGAGAGGAGAATTGCAATGAAAATGAAGATACAGGCTCTCTACCTGACCGGCGCTGCGCTGCTGATCGGCGCGGCGGGGGTGGGCGACAGCGTCACCTTTGACACCGTGGGCAGCTGGACGGGTGCGGTCATCCTGGCCGTGCTGCTGGCCGCCGGCGGCATCGTCTGCTGGGGCTATGGCCGGGGGCTCGAGATCGAGCGGGCGGAAAAGGCGCAGCTGCGCCGGTACTGCCGGAAGCTGAAGAGCTGCCAGAGAGCGGCAGAAGAGAAGAACGACAGGCATAGTGCGTGAAGGGAGAAAAATGCAGGGAGTACAAAGGGTATGAAGAAAAACAAGATGAGCCTCACGACAGAGCTTGATCTGACGCGGGAGGGGACGGCGGAGATGACGAGGTGGTGCATCCTCATCGCGCTGCACCAGAGCTTCGGCGTTGGCGCGGCGCGGCTGAACAAGATCCTGGCCCGGGCGGAAAAGCTGGGGCAGGAGAGTCTGGATGTGGCCATGGCAGTGAACGACCGCGGGATGCCCTCGACGGACAGGAGCCTTGCGCTGCGGCGCAGCTGGATGCCGGAGGGCGTGGACCCGGACTTCCGGGTGCCGGTGCTGCGCAGCCCCCGCACCCGGCGGGAAGAGCAGCTGCGGATGGCGGGCGATGTGGCGGCCAGCATGGTCTGGACGCTGTGCGCTGAGGCCTGCATCGAGGAGCTGGGCTTCGGAGCCGGGCGGCTGAACCGCCTGAAGGAAGAGGCGCTGGCCAACTACCGGCAGGTAAACGAAGAGGGCCACACGGACGGGCTGGATGTGACGATGGAGCATCTGCGCCGGTGTGCGCAGGCTGCGCTGAAGGAAGATATCATGGTGGAGAATCAGCCGGACGAAGACCGGGTCCGACAGAGCGAACGGGATTACGAGGAGCAGAAGCGGGCTTTTTTGAAGCGGGCCGTGATGCAGGAGCTGGGACGCCGGGCCGGGAAGGGCGGCCTGCGGATCCTGAGCGAAAAGAAGCTGGAAGAAAAGGTTGCAACGGCGACGACCGCGGCCAGTGGCCGAAGCAGGGAGGAGCTGTTGGGGCTGCGGCCAGCAGGATATGAGCGATAGCGAAATAGACGCTGGGAGCCGCAACCCGGGCTCCTATTATGAACAGCTGAAGGAGAGTAGATGGGCAAAGCGAAGCTCTACACCGTAAAGGACTACCTGACCGGGGAAGTCCTCGCAAAAGGCAGGGCCGGAGAGCTGGAGGCCAGCAGCATCGTGCCGAGGGGCTACCACACCAGCGAGTGGGCCAAGCGCGAGAACAACCGGACGATGGGCCGGAAGTACAACATCGGCAGCGAGCTGCTGCATCCGGAGGACAGCCCCCGGCGGGGAGAAAAAGGCCGGACGCTGAACGTCTACACCTGCTACGATGCAGCCGGGAACGTAATGGGCGAGGGTACGTCCCGGGAGCTGTGGGAGGCGGGCGTCTTTGGCGACGACAACGGGGCCTACTACGCCTGCGCCGAAGGGCAAAAGGCCGGAGCTGCCCGTCCTGCGGAAGATAAAAGACCCGACGCCGCTGGACTACGACGTCCACGACCTGATGACCTACAACGCCATCGCCAAAAAAGAGGGCCGACCGGAGCTGACCTACGGCTACTGGGCGGCGGCGGGAAAGCCGGCAAGGCCATAAAAGTACAGACAGGTAAGCCCCCGATGGGAAACCATCGGGGGCGTCTTCGACAAAAAATATAAGGCGAGATGGGTGCTGCCGAGGAGGCTCGGCGGCAGGCATATCGGTTTATATAAAAGTGAACCTCTCAGCGTTCCCGTCGGCCTTTGGCCGCGCGAGAACGCAGCTCCCCTCGGTAGGGGAGCCTTTCTTAAATGAAGCGTCCGGGCGGGCGCTTTGGGGAGCTCGTATACCCGTTATTTCTGTGACGGTGATGACCACGGAAGAGAAAACTACACTACCAGCTCAAGGCAGCAGGAGGGTACAGGATGAAGAAGAGCTATACCCGGGAGAAGAAAACACTCTGCGGAGAGGGGTACATGGAGGTGGACCTCTACCGCATCACACCGGAGGAGCACGCAGCCAAGCGCCGGAAGAAGGGCAGACCCAGCAGTGAACGGCAGAAAAAACGGAACGCCCAGCACGCACACCGGTGGAGGGTACAGAAAGCCAACGCAAACTTTACCGTGCTGGGATTTTATCTGACCCTGACCTACATAGACGCCTTTTTGCCGGAGAGCATGGAACAGGCCCAGCGAGATCTGCGCAACTACATCCGGCGGGTGAAGGCTGCCATCGCAAAGCTGTACGGCCCGGGCGCCGAGCTGCGGGTGATGGGCCTGACCGGCTGCGGGCGAAAGAGCGGGCGGTACCACCATCACCTGCTGATAGAGTGCAAAGGACTGACCATACGGCAGAATGCGGAGTTCCGGCAGCTGCTGGAGGACAAATGGGCCGTGCGCTGGCCGGACGGCAGCGTGGAGAGCCTCGGCACAGCCAACGCCGACCGGTTAAATCTGCAAAACAGGCTGGACGACCTGATCACCTACTTCGAGAAGCACGGACGGATGCGGTGGTATGAGACGAGAAACCTTCAGCTGCCGGTGGAGCACACCCCCAACGACACCCGATGGAGCCGCAAGCAGCTGCGCAAGGGCTGCACCGACTGCAAGGACAACGCCTACTGGTGGGAGCAGAGATACCCGGGCTGGAAGTTTGTGCGGTGCGTCGTGCCGGAGCCGGACGCGCCGGGCGACGAAAAAGAGGGCTGGAACGCAGACGAGCTGCGCTGCTATGTGGTGATGGTAAAGCGGGAGGGTGCGAAAGTTCGCACCTGACAGACAAAGTACCGGTATTTTGCGTTTTAACGCGCGCGGAAGAAAGGCGGCGAGGGATTGACCAGAGAGCAAAAGCGGAGAGTGCGGGCGGAGCTGCGGCTCTGTGGACAGGGGAAAAGCGACTGGGCGGGTGTGATCGCGCTGGCGATGGACTACTACGAGGCCGCAGACCCGGTGTGCAGGCGGCTTTTACAGCTGCGGTATCTGGACGGGATGCCGGAAGAGCGGGTGGTGGCGAAGCTGCACATCGGGCGGACGACCTACTACCACAAGGAGCTGGAGGCGCTGAGCACCGTTGCGGTGTATGCGGCGGCGGCA